GTCTCATCCACAACCTCTGTATTGAGGATATAGTTTTGATTCTCACATAGATAGTTGGAACTTTTTATTTTCAAATCTTCCATGAAATCCTCACAAATATTTTTTACATAATAGTGAAGATCCATTGAACGTCTAGCTTGATCAATATGATCTCTAACGTTAAAAAATCTTTGACATACGATATGTCCTTCTAATGACAACAAAAATTCAAATTTTGTTATGTTGTCTTGGTTTTGGTAATCTCTACTCATAGGGTCTTACTTTAATTGTTTTTTTTATATTGTTGTTAATATTTTTTTCTTTTCTTGTTAATCTTAGAAAAGGGTTTAAAAAATTTATCCAAGCGTCTTCTGATTTTGGTAGGACGTTGAAGAGCCCGTCCTCTTGCATCATCTTCATTGCGTTTTTGTATGATCTACCTTCTTGGTCTAATGGTTCATTTATTAATAGGTTAATAACCTCTTTTGCTTCGTCAGTTAAAAACGGTTCATCCAAACTTACAATCCTATTGTTTACGTCGAAGAATTCCTCACCAAGAACACCATGTTTTGTTACACCTGTTAATAAATTAGCAATTAACTTATTATGTTTGTCTTGTTCAAATAATAGGTTACATCTATCTTTAACCTGATCAACTGTAATTGGTTGATTTTTTAGTTCAGGAACTAAAGACAATAATCTTTTAAGTCCCATTCCTCTTATTCCTGCTATGTTATCTGATGAGTCACCACAAATCATTTTAACTAAACGAACATTCTCTATGAGAATTTCTTCGTGTTCGTAAACGATTATATCATTCTGTGAATATAATTTCCTGTGTGAAGGATTGTAAACTTGTGTGTTTTCTGAAACGAGTTGAGTTAAGTCCCCGTCTGATGAATAAATAATTTTTCTTTCTTCGGGTGAGTTTTGAGTATAGTAAGCGATGTTGTCATCAGTCTCACAATACTCAAATTCCCCTTGTCTTACATATAGTTCTTCAAGATATTGTTTAATTCTATCTCTCTGATATAAGTAAGATTGTAAATCTTCTTCTGTTCTAACTCTTTGTCTTCTGTTTTCCTTGTAGTGAGAATAAATCCTTCTTCTACTTTGTGATCCTTCTTGACCGTCCCAAAAAACAACAATCTTGTCTAATTGGTATTCCTCAAAAGATCTTCTTAGGGTGTTTAGAAAGTGGTAGATACCACCGATGTGAGTTCCCTTATAAAACACATTCTTCGCTCCGTAATAACCAATAGTTAATAGATTATCCCCATCAACAAGTAAAACCGACATTTGTTAAATTTAAAGATCACTTTCTTCTGTTACAACTTCTACGTCTGTGATGTCTGTAACATTAACACCTAACATCTTACTGATGTAATCACCACTTTCTTTTTTATAATCCTCGATAGATTTCTTCTCTTCAGAATCTTCTCTACCTGGCATAAATCCGTGTGATGTAACCAAGATACGTCCATCCTCATATCCCAAACCATTGATGTGGTTTTTCATAATTGAGATTTTCGTTCTTGTTGCAATTTTTACTTTTCTCTTATCTTTTGTGATAGAGATTTTTGTTGTTCCTGCTCCTTTTTGATTTCCAAATAAGAATACGATACTTGAGTTTAACCAAATTGCCTCTCCACCTTTTGCTTTAATCTTCGGTTGTCCGAAAGGATTGTCAGGTAATTCTACCCAAGGTTGGTTAACAATGATTAAAGAGTTCGTATAAGGTTTATCAGTTCTTCTTGAACCTGAGATACGTTGGTTGATACCCATTCCAATTTTGTCCGCTAAAACCGACGCATTGTGTTGTTTACCACCTTTACCATCGTAAGTCATTTTACATGGAACTGAACCAACTGAATCCCATAAGATTAATAAATCGTGAGGTAAATCTCCTTTCTCTTGTGCATCTAATAATTCATTGATGTAATCTGTGATTTGTTCAATGTACTCAAAATCACTGTTGAAAAGATAATCTCCGTTTCTATCAAATCCCATTAATTCAGCGTGATCCCAACTCCATTTTTGTTCAGTAATAATAAACACAGGAACAACACCTTTCTTTTGAGCATCTACCGCTGACTTTACAAGTGCGGTTGTTTTACCCGTATCACTATGTCCTAATAACATATTGATGTGACCCATTGCAGGACCCGGAATACCACATGCGTCCAAGAAGGCATTACCCAAATCGAAGAAACGATCTGGTTTGTACTCGGCTTCTTTAGAGAATTTCTTCTTAATTGCCGAAAAGTCTGTTTTTTTAATACCTGCCATAATTTGTTTTTAAAAATGGGGTTTCTGACGTTATCTCCACCCCTCCGTTAATAATTAGAACGGTAAATCACCGTCAACATCTGCATCGTCTTGTGGATCAACAACAGGAGTAGAAGACTTCGGTGCTCCGATAGTTTCTTCTGTTGTTAAATTAGAAACCCATTTGCTACTTGCGGTATCCCAACGTGGAACTTCACCTCTTGCAACCATTTCTAAATAATCTTCACCCTTTTTAGAGTAAACATCAGACCAAGTTAACTCATCATCTAACCACGTTTTTGCAACGTCTGCGTCAGTATGTAATGGACTTGGGTCGTCGTTTAATACTGAATTGATAACTGTGTACTCTTTACCTGTACCCGCTTTTGTTAAAGCTAAAGACAAGATCAAATCACGACCATTTTCAGGATTGGTAACATCTCCTTTATTACGGAAGATTGGGAAGATTTTATCAATAACACCGTCACCTTTGTGATTATGTTTAAATCTCCAAAATTTAACTCCATCAGATTCATGATCACGATCGATCACTTTAACGATATAAAACTTACGAGAACGGTAGTTACGTGCTAATTCTTTGTCAGAATCTACACCACTCATCATCAATCCTTCGTAAACCTCATTTAATGGAGAACGTTTTCCTTCTTGTGCTGGGTCATATAATTTAACCCATTTTCCGTCTACTTGAACTTCGTGAAACTTTACTTCTACAAATGGTGAAGAACCATCTTTTGTAGGTAAAATACGGATACGTCTTTCTTCACCTTTAGAACCTTTTTGTAATACGGTTGTGAAATAACGTTTTAATCTATCCTCTGAGGATATCTTGTTGTTGTTGCCACCTGTGGCGTTTTTGTTTTTCTCGTACTGTGCAAGTACTGCATCAAATGTACTCATAGAATTAAAATTTAAATTATAAAATCATTTATGTTATAATATACATAAAAAAACCCAGACTATAAAATCTGGGTTGAATTATTTTTAAAGTATTTTTTTGTTACCAACTAATCACATAATCGTTATTGGTACCCATGAAATTGTTCTTAGTCTGAATTTTATAACCATAATTTCTTAATGTGGTTACTATCGCGTCATTCACGTATCTTGGGTCTAAAGTAATTTGATATTGTCCTTGAGCTGTTGCTCCTGATATTAAACCATCGATATATGTTAATGAACCTGTTGCCGTATTTGAAGCTGTTCTTGCTGCTGATCCTGATTGCATCTTAAATATTTTTTTTTATTTTTATTCTAATGTTAATAGATATGTTATTTTATTTAATAATGCCAATATTTCGTCACGTATATTCATAATATCCGTATCTGATGAGTCAAACTCACTATTCCATTGTACTAACGCATCTTTAGACGTTTGTAACATTTCTTTTAAATCTAAATCTTTTAAATTTACAATGTTTAAGGTTTTATCGTCGTCCTCTAATATAAATCTACCGTATTTACCCATCGCAACTTCCGCAAATGTGTCGGTTAAACCTAACAATCCACCGTGAAGTTCATCAAAGGCTTGATGTCTAGCATAACCTTTGGTTTGCCAATGGTTAATTTTAACTTGGGCCTGAAGTTCCATAAGAAACTTTATTTTAGAAGCTATATTCATCTTTCTGATCTTCTTGGTTAAACGAAGTTTTTATTTGGTCAACTGGATAGTTCTCAACCTCGTCTTTGGTTAGAACATACTCATTTTTACCACTTGCTCTCATTTCACCTTGTTTGTGTGCAAAGAACTCTTGTGGTTTTTGATTAAACGGATATGAATCTAAAGATCTCATTTCTAATTTCTCAACTTCGGTTTTTGGTTTGTTCGCTTCGAATGTTGCACCTAATTGATCGATCTTAGCCATAACTTGATCCATTTGAGCTAACTTACCCTCTAAATCATTTAGTTTGGTGAACACATCATCCATTTTACTAATAACTGCACTATTGTCTTGTTTATTATTTTCAAGATCGTTTTTGATATTTTTAGTCATATTAACTAAATCTGTAATATCAATCTCTTCTGTGTCGCCGCCCATAGCGTCATCCATTGGTGGGGCGTCCATAGGAGGAGCGTCCATTCCGTCTGCTGGTGGTGGCGCATCCATAGGTGCTACATCTCCAGCTGGTGGTGGAGGTGGAACATCCATAGCCGGATCTGCTGGTGGAGGTGGGGGAGCGTCTTGCTCCATGATCATTTTTTTACCATACTTGTTGATGGCATTAAAACGTTTTACTTCTTCTAATAATTTTTTCTCTAACATAGTATTAATCTTGTAATAATTGTCTTCCGTCGTTTGTAACGTATTTTTTATTTATTCTTTCAACGATTCCGTCTTTTTCTCTGATTGTGTAACATTCTCCTGTTACTAAATCACATTCTTCTCTTTCCATACCATCGTTTGATACTCTTTTAGTCTGTTTAGGACTTAAAAACTTATCCATGGTATCATTTAATCTATTATTTTCCATAATATTTGTTTTATATGTATAAATATCCCAACTTTTATTAATATTCTTATTCTCCAATATTAAAATAAACCACGTCCCCTTCTTTTAATTTTAAATCCAACATTAATTTTTCTGACATTGCGATTCCAAATGGTTCTACATCCTTAATAACATCAATCGCTCCCGAGAATTTTACAGGTGTTGTATTTGTTGATGGTCTATCTAAATCAAAATTAGTTTCAAGATTTTCGACTTTCTTTCCTGTGCTTTCATTATAAAATGTGGTTTTCATATTTAATATATCATCGATCTTAACTTTATCAAATAAAAACTTGGTTGCGTAAAAACTATATTGATTTGTAAATGTTTTTACTGTTTTAAATGTTAATGGTGGATTTTCTTTAGTTTTTGATTCAACAACAATCTTCATTCTATTATCGTCGTTAATTTGATATTTCACCGATCCCATTTCA